CGTACCTCGCCCTTATCCCCCATAGAGTTTGTTTGTATATGGGGTATATACTTAACCCCCTGCACCCTATAAGGTATTATACCATATTTTACTCACTTTGTCAACAAAAATCGTACATTCACCATGAAAAAAGTTAAAATTTCTATAAAAATGCACTTTTTTACACCCGTATGCATTTTTTACTTGACTTTTAGCTCAAAATATGGTATAATATGTATATGGAGTACAGGGTTACTTCGGAAAGGATTTTATGACAGACGAAGAAAAGGAAAAGCTGCTTGATTCGCTGTCGATGAAAGAGCGTCTATTCGTTGAAGCTTACTTCGCTTGTGAGTACAACGGGACTCAGGCCATTATAAAGGCAGGATACGATACCAAGTACCCCAACAAGATGGCACACGAGATGCTCAAGAAGCCAAAGATCAAGGCTGCCGTCGACGCTCTCAAGGAAGAGAAGATTAAAGAGACTGCTGTCTCCACAGATTACGTCCTACGTAAGCTAGTTAAGACTATTGAGAAGGCAGAGTCGCAGAATAACCATGGTGCAGTCCTTCGAGGCTGTGAATTGATCGCAAAGCACCTCGGAATGTTCATCGAGCGTACTGAGATCACTGGTAAGGATGGCGAAGCCATTCGTATGGAGAAGATCGAAAATGACGCAGATGCTTTCACCCGCGCAATTGCTGGCCTCGCTGTCCGAGAAGGAGAGAAACGAGTGGCTAGCGAAACTGAGCATTGAGGAGCAAGCAGCTCTAAAGTGGAAGTGGCGCTTCTGGGCTCGTCCTAATCAGATTGAGCCTGAAGGTAAATGGGCGACTTGGCTTATTCTGGCTGGTCGTGGATTTGGAAAGACTAGAACCGGTGCAGAGACTATTAGAGATTGGGCTTGCGGGACCACTCCCCTCGGTAAGGGAAAGGTCACTCGTATTGCGTTGGTTGCAGAGACTGCATCCGATGCCCGAGATGTCATGGTCGAGGGTGAGTCCGGACTTCTTGCCGTACATCCACCTGATTTTCGCCCAATCTACTCCCCCTCTCTCAGACGAGTAACGTGGCCCAATGGAGCAATTGCAACTCTTTACAACGCTACCGAACCAGACCAGCTCCGTGGGCCTCAGCATGATGCCGCATGGTGCGATGAGTTGGCTAAGTGGCGCTATTGCCAAGAGTCGTGGGATCAGCTCCAGTTCGGTCTCCGACTTGGAGACAACCCCAGAACAATTGTTACTACCACTCCTCGTCCCCTTCCCCTTGTACGAAAGCTAGTCGCAGACCCGATGGTGGCTGTTACTCGTGGCGCTACTTGGGATAACGCTGGCAACATGCCAGTATCCTTTATTCGCGAAATCGAGGACAAGTATGCTGGTACGAGACTTGGACGGCAGGAGCTGGAAGGCGAAATCCTTAATGACATTCCGGGCGCACTGTGGTCCAGAGAGTCCATTGACAATCACCGTCTTAAGGACGTCCCGGATGATCTCGAAAGAGTTATTGTCGCGGTTGATCCTGCGACGTCCGCCAATGAAGGGTCGGACGAAACTGGTGTTGTTGTTGTCGGATTCGCAAGAGACGCAGATGGTTACGCTCGAGGTTACGTCCTTGAAGATGGAAGCCTTAAGGGGTCTCCTGAAGAATGGGCTCGTAGGGCAGTTAATCTCTATCGAAAGTGGTCCGCAGACAAAATTGTTGCAGAAAAGAACCAAGGCGGAGACATGGTTGAGTCGATCATTAAGACGGTTGACCGGTCTGTTCCGGTAAAGTTGGTTCACGCATCAAGAGGAAAAGTTGTACGTGCAGAACCGGTCTCGGCGCTCTACGAACAAGGGCGGGTCCACCACGTCGGTCGTTTCGACAAGCTCGAAGACCAGATGTGCCTTTTCTCAGTCGATAACTTTCGGACCCCCGCTATGGGGTCCCCTGACCGAGTGGACGCCCTCGTCTGGGGGCTTACTGAAATCTTCGACAAAATCACCGCCCGACGGCGAGTGAAGGAACCTGATACCGCTACCGGTAAATCCAACAGCGAATTCATTCCTAACTCTGAACTAGGGCATCTACCTACAGGATGGATGGCTGGATAATGGCTAAAAAGAAGACCGATCTGGAAGCCCGTACTCTGGATGTGCTTCCGTACGAGAATGATGTAGACAAGAAGTTTGTCCCTGAAGGGTTTGACTCTGTTGAAGATTATCTCGAAGACATGCGAGAAGAGTACGAAGCCGATCTGAGCTTTGACGAAGAAAACCGCAAAGAGGCTGTGGAAGACAAGAAGTTTGCCGCAGGTGAACAGTGGGACCCTCAGGTTCTTGAACACCGGACAGGTCTTCCCTGCCTTACCATCAACCAGATTCCTCAGTTTGTAGCCCAGCTCGTTGGAGATTGGCGTCAGAACAGGAACTCTATTAAGGTCCTCCCCGGCGAGGACGGAGATAAAGAAGTTGCTGACATCCGCGCAGACCTCATTCGTAGCGTTGAGTATAAAAGCCGGGCTGATCGTGTGTACGATTCCGCTTTTGAATCGGTTGTTACGTGTGGTGACGGAGCTTTTCGCGTCGATGTCGACTATGCCAGAGACAACGTCTTCGATCAAGACATTCTCCTCCGACCGATTGATGACGCCCTTAGCGTTGTCTGGGACCGAATGTCAATCGACCCTACCGGTAAAGACGCAAGACATTGTTTTGTCGAAGACCGTCTTCCCCGTAAGGAGTTCGAGAGGAAGTGGAAGGACAAAGCTCCATCTGAACTCGGCAGTCAACAGCAAACGCTTATGCGACAGACCGGTTGGTGTGACGATAAGTCCGTACGAGTTGTCGAACACTGGCGGATGATCGAACGAGATCGTCTGCTTGGTTTGTTTGCAGACGGCTCTATCCACATGCTGGAAGAACATAATACGGATGAAATCGTAGCCAAGCATGGCCATCCGGTTAAGACCCGTATTTCTCCTTGTATGTACGCTCAGATGCTTCTTGTAACGGGGTGGGACATTCTCGCTGGCCCGTATGAGTGGAAGCTTAGCCGCCTCCCCATCATCCGTATGAGCGGTCGTGTTATCAACGTCAACGGGGCTCGTACTCGTTACGGTCTTGTTCGGTTCATGAAGGACCCTTCGCGCCTCCGTAACTTCTGGCGCTCTATCGCAGCTGAACAGCTGGGGTATGCTCCGAAGGCACAGTGGCTCGCAACCGAAGACGCTGTTGCAGGTCGAGAAGACAAGTTCCGCAAGGCTCACCTTTCTCGTGATCCTCTTTTGATCGTCAATGACGAAGCAGTTATCGGACAGAACATTCAACGTATTGAGCCCCCTGCTCCGCAGATGGCCCTTCTTAATGAAGCTCAAATCAATACGCAGGATATGAAGGATATCACTGGTATTCATGATGCCTCTCTAGGTATCAGGAGTAACGAAACATCTGGCAAGGCTATTATGGCTCGTCAGCGTGAAGGTGACGTAGCCAGCATGACCTTCTTCGATAACGGCAATGCAGCTGTTCTAGAAGCGGGTGACGTTGTTAATCAGCTGATCTCTCAGATTTACGACTCAACTCGTGTTGTACGTCTGGTTGGTGCTGATGAAGCAGTGAAGCTTCAGAAGATTAATGATCCTTATGATCCTACGTCTCCTGATCTTTCTACCGGCATCTATGATGTTGCTCTCGATACTGGTCCTTCCTATACTACTCAGCGTCAGGCTGCTGCCGATGCGATGATGCAGGCAATTCAGGTCTTCCCTGAAATGATGCAAGTTGCAGGCGATCTGGTAGTTAAGGCACAGGATTGGCCCGGAGCCGATAAGATTTCCGAACGCCTTAAGATGGCTATTCCTCCGCAGTTCCTCGATCCTGAGGATCAGCAGGAAGTCATTCAGGCACAGCAGTCTGCTGCTCAAGCAGGTGGCGCTCAGATGGTATCTCCTGAAGATATGCAGAAGGTACAAGAAGAACTTCAGAAGCTGCAGCAGGAGAACCATGATCTCAAACAGAAGGTTGAGATCGAGTGGTATAATGCTGAAACGCAGCGTATTCGTGCGCTGTCGGATAATCAGGTTGACGGCAATCAGATGGAAATGGATGCAATCAAGACTATTCTTGATCATTCTCAGAAGGAGGCGGATCGTGAACACGAAGCCTCTATGACTGAGAAGCAGCAGGTCCATCAGTTCGAACAGCAGTCAGCTCAACAGTCGTTCCAGTCTGAGCAGGCCGATAAGGCCGCTAAGGCGAAACCCTCTAATACGAAGCAGAAATGACTTCTTCGAGCCCGGTAGGTTTAGAAGCCCACTCCTACCGGGATTACTCGCAAACAAAAGTGGCATCGGTTGAAGGACCGCAATACTAGCATGAGTGAAAATAACCCGACTATTTCGCCCGACACTGACAATCTCGACGACTTCGAGAAGCTTTTCACTGGTAAGGTAGAGGCCACTCCTCGCCAGATCGATGAGCCCGAAGAGCAGGTTGCCGATATTGGCAATAGTCCCGACGATGTTGAACCCGTCGCACCTGAAGAGACTGATGAACCTGAGGATAAGGTCGAAGACCCGAAGCCGAAGAAGAAGACTGTTCAGGAAAGGTTTCACGAAATCACTGCCGCTCGTCGAGAGGCCGAACGTGAAGCTGCAGAGCTTCGTCGTAAGGTCGCTGAACTTGAGGCAGCACGCAAGGAACCAGAACAGAAGGCAATTACTCCTGTTGTACAGGAAAGTGGAGAACCTTCTCCAGATGAAATCAACGAAGACGGTGAACTAAAGTACCCTCTCGGTGAGTTCGATCCTAACTACGTTCGTGATCTTGCACGCTTTACTTTCCGTCAGGAACGAGAAGTTGCAGAAGCACAGAAGGCACAGGAAGAAACTCAGCGTCAAGCCGAGGCAGCCATGACGGAGCTAAACACTCAATGGCAGGCTAAATTGGAAGCCGTTCAGGAAACTATTCCAGACATTCGCGAAGCTGGCGTTGTATTGGATGAAGCGTTTGATAACATCGATCCAAAGTATGGTGAGTATCTCGCCACTACTATCATGACTCTTGATCATGGGCCGGAAGTTCTCTATTACCTTGCGAACAACCTTGATGAGGCCAAGGCTATTGCCAACGCTGGTCCCCTCATGGCTACTATTGCTCTTGGTGAGATTCAGTCTCAGTTCAAGAATAAAGCAAAACCGCAACCTAAGGTGACATCTGCTCCTGAACCTCCGTCATCCCGCGCTCGTGGGACTGGTGGTAAGTTCGCCGTAGCTGATGACACTGATGATCTAGACGCCTTTGAGAAGAAGTTTTTTGGAAAATAATTCTTCCCTAGGCATTACCTACAGGGAACATTAATACTCATGGCTACTATTACCGTTGACCAGCAGAAGCTGGTTCTCAATGCCTTTGCGGCTACCTTCCAGAACAACCTTGTGTCTGCCGACCTTGTAACTTGGAAGAAGTTCGACGGGGAAATGAATGACCGCAATGGTCTGAACGTCTCCGAACAGGTGACTCCGGACTACACCACGACCTTCACCACGAATGCGGTGAACGATCTTAGCGGTGGCGTCCAGAATACGACCTTTGGTTCCGAACAGTTCAAGCTGACTCAGGTGGTTGGTTCGAGCATGGGCTGGGCCGACTTTGTCAAGATTCGCGACATCGGTGCTGCTCGTGAGTCGGAGGCCCTCCGTAAGGCGGCTCTTCGTCTGGCGACCGACATTGACTCGTACATTCTTGGCTTTGCCGCTAAGGCTTCTAACAACTGGACGGGTGACGGTTCGACCGCGATCTCGGACTTCGACGATGTGGCCTCGGGCTACACTCGCCTGAAGGAAGAGGGTGTGGACGACTTCGATATGCGGGCTGTGCTCACCTATGGTGATAAGCAGGCGCTTGGCTCGGCTGTGGTTAGCGACAATGCGTCGCTTCCGGACGTTGCCAACGGCGTGTATCGCAGCGGCTGGGAAGGCTCGGTTGCCGGTGTGAAGACTCTCTTCACTCAGCAGCTCCCGACTCTGACGACTGGTTCGCGTCTGCAGACTTCGGCTCTTACCGCCGGTACTGCCGACTCCGCCACGACCTACGAAGACGTTGCTATCTCGGGCGCTCCGGGCCGCTTCAAGAGCCAGATTCTTAACATGGATATTGGTTCGGCTTCGGAAACCATCAAGGACGGTGAAACCTTCACCATCGCTGGTGTCTACGCCTACGACAATCGTGCCAAGAAGGCGCTGACTCACTTGCAGGAGTTCCGTATCATCGGCGACTGGACTGCTTCGAGCGGCGCTGTTGCTCCTCGGGTTTACCCGGCGATCATCACCTCTGGTCCGTACCAGACTGTGGCTCAGGCTGCAGGCAATACGGCTGTGGTGACGTTCAAGGGCGCTCCGAGCACGGCGCTGTATCCTCGCTTCATCGCGAACAAGGATGCTATTGTCGTCAGCACCGCTGATCTGATCATGCCCGCTACCGGTATTGGTTCGCGCAAGTCGCTTACCAAGGTTCCGCTTAGCGTCCGCATGTGGCAGCACTCCGACTTCGCTACTGGCGCTCATAGCGTTCGTTTCGATATCGCAGTTGAAGCTAACGTGGCAGCCGACGGTCGTCGTCGTCTGG